TTTCCGTTTTTCAGCCTCTTTATGAAGTCTATCTGCTTCTTTAGCAGCAGCTTTTTCCCGTTTTTCAGCTTCTTTTTGATTTTTCATTGTTTTTCTGTGTTCCTCTTTTAATTCTTTTTGTTGTTTTCTAGTTGCTGCCTGAATTGCTTTTTCTTGCACTTTGATTTCTTTTTCTGTTGCCTTAACTTCATCGGCAACCCGAAGTTCTTCAAAATGGGCGATATTTTCGAGCAATTCTTCATCTATCATACCAGTATGTTTAGCAATAATTTGTTTTAAATTATTGTTCTTTATTTCATTGATATAGTCATCTTGTTGCTGAAGTAGTTTTTCCTGGGCTTTCTTTTCCCTCGCTATTTCTTTAGCTTCTTCTTTTTGTTCTTGCAATATGGATTTCATAGTTTTTTTGACACTTGCAATTGTTTTCCGGCGTGTTTTCAATAACTCTTTTTTTTCTTCATTTACCGCTTTTACTTTCTCGTCAATGTTTTTCTTAAGTGTGCTAATGTGTTTTTTATGTTCTTTCTTTTCATCTTTTGTTGTCATTTTGAGCAACTCACATTCCGATGCAGTTATTTTCCCTTTCATTAATTGTTTGATTTGTTTCAACCGATTTTTTTGCGCATCAATAACAATGTTCAAAGAGTTTTTATGGTTCTCAATGACTTGATCTAGTCGTTCTATTTCTCTAGTGTTCCAGAGTACTTCCGGTATATCTTTAATTGCTTCATTTAAATCAGTCGTGTCAGATATTTTTTTCCCGCATTTTCTGGTAATAGTGTAATACATACTATTTTCTAATTCGGCTTTCTTTTTTAATGTTTCCGGAGAATCATCTTCTTTCATTTCTTTTAGCAATATTGATTGAGCACCCCGTCTTTCTTTTATAGCCTCTCTTAGTTCTTTAATGCGGTCTTTTATGGATTGAATACCTTCTTTTGCTTCCGAAACGATGTTTTTTATATGTTCTCGGACAATTTTTTCGCACGATTTTTTGGCTTTACCGTCATAGTCGTTGCATTTATTTTTTAAAAACGCCAATTTTGTCGCAGTAATACCTTTTATTTCTTCATCTATTTCTTTGTTATTTTCTTCGATTTGTTGCTTTAGCTCATTTATTTCTTCCGATGCCTGTTCACGTACTAATTTTTTATCCAACTTCATAACTTCTTTTATATCATCTACTAATGGGGAGTTAACAAACTTAACAATAGGTTGAGAGAACTGGCGGGCATCTTTTTCACGATTCAAATAACTAACATATCCTGCAATATTGTCTAAATATTTGCGTTCTCCTTGTTGAGTAAATCGGCCTTCTTCGTTCAAATATTCTTGCGAGAACTCCGGAAATTGGTCCGGCATTTGTTTGTCCATAGGTTTCAATAAATTGATGAGTTTAACTAATTCCATTGGGTTTCCAGTTATAGGTGTTGCAGTCATCAGCAACAAACGCACCGAGTTTTTACCACTAACTATATAGGAGTTTTGTAAAGCGGCATTTAGCGCTTGCATATCGGGACGTTCAATCGATGAAAGGTCTTCTCCACCATATAACTTATGAGCCTCATCAATAATTAGCAACGTTTTTTGCAATGGGTCGGCTTCACCATTTTTCTTAACTAATGCACTATAAAAACTGTTTTGTTTGCTCACCAAATTACTGAATTGTTTGTATGACATAGGACGGATACTCCACGATTTAGAAAGCATACGCATACGCTTGGCGTGTTCATCTGGCAAGTTTTCGATTTCTTTTCGAATACTTTCATTACATACTTGATCAAACATATTTTTCCATATATCATTTTTCAATGTTGTGCGAGTAACCCACAAAATAGTATATCCTTCTCTCTCAAATGATGACGTGGCAGCTGCTATAGCAGAACACGTTTTACCGGTTCCGACCGAGTGCCATAAAAACATTCCTTTAACAGGGTTTTGAGGAGTGAAATAATTGCGTACAAAATCTTGGGTAGGTGTATAATCTAATAGAACTGCACCACCTACTTTTTTTTCCACACAATTGTTCTCCATTTTTATGTCTTTCCATTTGTATTCGCTAAAGTATTTTCGGACAAACGCGCGGTTTTGGTCAAAATCCATTGGTTCATCCAATTTTTCTCCCAATATGCGCTTTGGTGCACGTGGGTCAAAAATGAGTTTGTATTTAGGACCACCACCAAACATAACATCATCGTGGTCCGGTTCAATAGCAAAATTGTGTATATCCCGGTTCAATTCATAATCAACTGAGCCATACACGGTTGTTCGTTCTAGATCGTGTTGAAAATTAAAAAGCCGGAAATCAATGTTCATAGACTTCATATATAGATCAAACAGGGTTGAAGACGATAACATTTGACGTCTGAGTTCTCCTGGTATTTCAATATCATATATAAATACGTGGAGAGGCCACCCCTTTGTGGGATGAAAATCCAAGCCTTTTTGACCACAAGTACGGGTTCCACGACCAATAACTTGTTTTTGATCGGCCATAGTAGTTTGCGGCTCATAAATATGCACGTATTTTATATCGAACAAATCGATACCTTCTTTATATCCACTATCCATAACAATAATACGGGCCAATTCGCCGTAAACATTTTCAGGACGTTGATTGAACTTTTTCAAAATGGTTTTTTTCATAGCAACACTAATTGGTTGGTCATATACTGCGACTGAAGAAAGCAAATAGAAGTTATTGAACTTAGTTTTCAAAAGAGTATCGTCGTCATCTAATACGATTTTTTCGTATGGTTTTTTCGATTTAGGGTTCGGATTTGGTTGAGCTGAATAACCTAAATGCATTCCTTTAGTCATCAATGCACCGGCTATCAATTTAGCACCATATAACCCGGTTTTTAGGTCGGAAAAAATAAAATGTTTGTATTTTCGCCCGTCTTTTGCCATATCACGTTTATCGAGGTCGTCAATACGTTTTAATAAACTTTCCAATTTAGACGAATGTGTATGAATGGCTGAGCTTAAGGCGGCGGGGTCAAAATCTTTAGTATCAAACTTATATTCAGCCTTGGTTTTGCTCCAATTCGATTTTTTTCGAAGACATTCTGAATCGTATTTGTAATATGTGGACGGAGTTAATAGACCAGCAATATCCTTATGACCTACGGCCTCAAATACCCCCGATTCTCGAACATCCACTGATTCGCTGTCATCAGTGGATTCACTCGCATAACTATTAGATTCTTTATCAGATTTTTCAGAAGATGATGTAGACATTATATAATATGTGGCTAAAATATATTATATAGACGGCTAAAATATATTCTATTCTAAGTATATATCAATAATGTCATCAGGACCAAGTCTAGGAGGAGGACCATATAATGGATGGTCCCCGGTTCAAACTATTGGAAACGAAAAATCTAGCGAACAAGTTATGTCACGACGTGTAGTAGTTAAAAGTTGGAATACAAATTATACAACTGGTACATTTAATGGAAAATCTCGTATTGTAACACCGTTTCGTGCAGTAAACAATTTAGGAGACTTTTTACAACGTGAAAATTATATTTGTGGTGGTCCTAATCAAGTCAATGCTGACAAACCCGGATGGAAAGGTCGCATTGGTTCGATTATTTCAAATTGTGATGGAACTGGAGTTCCCTCTTCTACTTGCAATGTGAGGTATGTTCCAGATGCATCTGACTATATTAAGTACAAGAAACTTCAAGCACAAAACCGAAACTACAATGACCTGAAAAATGGTGGATACAATAACGCTGCTTATGTTCCTTTGAAAGCAGTTCGTCGCTAATAAATCCAGATAATATACGTGTTTAGTACATATTGCACAGTTTTAATTAGCAATGGTGTAAAATATTATACCACTGTATAATATACTACAAAACAAACAATGCTTCAAATGTTTATGTACAGAAGAAACAATATCAATAATGGCATATCATACAGTCAGCGCGGGATGCCACAAAAGGACTTTACTTCAGATGGCGCCGGTTCATTTGCTATAGGGCGTCAAAATTATGTTGAAACTGCAAATGCAACCAATTCGATGACACAGTCTCAAAAAACTGCCAAAAAATGGTATGGAAACCGAGATGCGTCTGCAGTTGTTGATAAAAGGAGAAATACTAATATAGGTAAAGGCAGTATAAATAGTGCAAATACTGCCATAGGATTTACTACAGATATAGATAGAAATACTGTCAGACAAGCACGCATTCGCACCAGAGCAGGAGGTTATGTTGTACCGCCCAAATGCGTTCATACTCCAGGTAAATCTGGTGCTGTTTGTTTCACAGATGGTCATTCGGACATTAGATATAACGCAATAACAAGGGCGGCAACTAAAACAAATGAAAATACAGACCGTACAAAAGATTTATTGTTAAAACGCGATAATTTGGGATGTAGTGTTCCATATGACTGTCTAAACAAATCCACTTTTTGCAAAACCCAGTGTTAGACTACAAAATAAAATATAGTATATTTGTATATAGATTGTCATAGTATGCTACTGAATAAATATTTAGTCGAGTTTTTAGGTTCCATATTTTTCATATATGTAGTTTTATCAACTGGAAACCCACTTGCAATTGGCGCAGCTTTGGCGTTAGCTATGTTGCTAACAAAAAATATTTCAGGTGGATTTATTAATCCTGTAATAACTATTACGATGGCAGCCGCTGGTCAAATTACAAATGTCGAGATACTTCCCTATTGCATTGCCCAAATATTAGGTGGGTTGGTCGCACTAGAGTTATACAAACGAATTAGACTATAATGTGGTTTGAATAACTATTATATTATGTCGTTATTTATCATATACTATTCATAATATAATACTCAAAATATTTACATATGTTATCAGAACAGGCAACCATAGGTAGCCCATTCTTATCCATAGTTTGGTTGGGCAAATACCGGTATAGGTATAGGTATAGGTTTAGAAATAGCGTTGGTATTTTCATTATTATCTAATAAAATCGACTGTTCAAAGAATTGTTGGATATCATACAAATAATCCATTGTATTATTGTTGCTTTTACTAAACCAACTAATTTTTTGCATTTCTGTATAAATATCAATTGATTTTTCTCTGTTTTTTAGAGATTCGCGGTTCGTGTCAGTATCCATATCATAATCAGTGCCAACAACTACAGTAACTATACTGCGTATGGCATAATTCGAAGTCAAACTCTAAATCCATAACTTGCAAAGCATAACTAGAATCTGATATGGCAATGTGGGAGGCGCTAGATTGGTTAGTAGTAGTAATAGTAGTCATAATATATACACAATATATATTATAG